GCCCGCCGACAACACCACCAGCAACAGAACGGTCATTTCAGTCACATGCCGGTCAACCGTGCCTTGCTGGTAGCGGGTATTCTGAAAGGCAGCAAGATGTTCAAAGATAGCCACTTTCTCATCAGTACTGCCTGCCGACTGGATAATCGCCCCCACCACCTCACCGGCTGCCTCGCTAAAGACTTCCACGGTCGGGGCCATATTCAGGGCTTCAAGGCGGCGGCCAATGGCTTTACGGCCCATCACCACCTCAGCGGTGGTTTTCTTCATTATCTCAGCCTCATTACGCGATTTATCATCCCGTGCCCGAATTCCGGTTGCCCCTGATACCGTACCGCCAATGGTCCCGCGCTGATAACGGCCATAACGCTCACTGCCGAAAGTGGTTTTCAGCATATCGCTGAGGTTGGTCACTTCATCCACCGAACGGGTCACCATCCCTGCCCACTGATTGGCGGTTTGTTTGATGATCCGCATCCCCTGTACCACCGAGCGGATTTCCCCCCTCACCATTGAGACATATTTCGCCAGGGTGGTCGTGTAGACTTTCAGCCAGTTTTTCTTCACCTCGGTGGCGGACTTGGTGCTGTTGGTGACCGCAAAGACTTTCAGGCCGGATTCAATCACCGTTAACGTGAACTCAAACACCCGGCCCGATTCCGCGCTCTCAGTCATACGCAGGCCACTTTCTGTCACACTGACGGTCAGTTCCCCCAGTGTCGGATGCACCAATGTCCCCGCCGATCCGGTTTCACAGGCGGCGACCAGATTTTTGCGCTGGGTGATGACATCCGGGGCTTTATAAACCAGACTGTCCTGAATGATAAAACCCCGCAACGTTATCCTCCGGGTCGCCCGGCCCAAATCCTCAATCCAGGCGATATCCCGGTACGGGTATTCATGCACCGCCTGACGGCGGCCAAAAACACTTTCACCGGAAACAACAGCAAAGGGCACACCCCGAAATGAGGCAGGCCGTAAATGCTCTGACCATTTCCATGATGAGCCATCACTGCCCAGCAATGAAGAAATGGCATCTTTGATAAAGGCCATGAGATACCTCTTTTTAGGCGCAAAAAAAGCCCCATAAGGGGCTGTTTCCTCTACACTTGTTTTTGTAGTAAATTATGGGGTTCCTGCTATGCAGTTGGTTAAAAGAATTCCTGTACCTTCTTCATTAGTTCCAATGGCTATTGCTATTGATTTTGAATTCACCCTAATCGAAGCAGTATTACTGAGATTAGTGTAGAAAGTTTCTGACGGCGAAGTAGCTATTCTCAGCCGATTAACAGCGAATTCAGGTGATTCCTCGCCATTCTTGAATAGTGAGAGTGTTATTGCTTTAACCTTAGTACTGCCAGCGATGCCAATCAAAGCGCCATTCCATCCTTCAATCTCTTTACCTTGCTTTAATTTGTGTGCTTCACATTCATAACCACCATCAATAACATAATGATTACCATTGGCGTCTACACCAACGCCATTGCTTCTATCAGCAACAGCCCACATTGAGGTAAGAAGAAAAGCGGTTATGAAAGTAATCTTCTTTAACATTCTAACCTCCTCTTGGGGAAAAGTTTTTTTATAAAGACATATGAGACTCACATAATCTTCTAAACTCTTTAGCCTTTTCATTATCAATGTTAGATGCAATTTCATCGATCATCGAAATTACCTTTTCTTTCGCAACTTCTTCATCGCCACCACCTAATCTCACTTCTTCAACATAAGAAGCACATAGAACACCGAACTCCTCAACCCTCTTTTTGATAATCTCTTTATTTTTATCAACAAAATCAAAATAACGATAATTATCTGCTTTTCTTAAATAATCGGATTTCATCGCAAGAGTACGAGCTAGCGTTTTAGCTGAGCGACTCTTAACATCACTGTGACAATGTTTGCATTTTATAGCGTCCTTGCTGATAGTTTCAGTGCAATAAGGGCAAGAAACCAAATCACTAAGATATCGCTTCTCTTTGCTGAAAAAAGCAATTATCAACCCATAAAGGATAATGAAACATCCGATAATGACGTGATTCTGTTTATCCGAAACCAATCCAATGTTGTGAACTCTTTCGTTGTAAGAGGAAACTGTGGTATCCATATTTAAGGCCACAAAAATCCATACAATACCGACAAGTAATATAAAGCCCCCAAATACTCGCATCTATAGCTCCATTCATTATATGATAAAAGTCACATTAATGAATAAAATATAAGTCATTTTCAAGGGTACTGCATGGAAGTTGTGACTTTTCCGGCAGAATTCGACTGAAATTTTTGCCGTTCTCCTGTCTCTTTATTGATCAAGTTAATATCAACTGTGATGGTTTTATCGCCTATGGCGTCCTCAATTGCTTTCGCAATCCTTCTTGTGGTTTCTTCATCATATTCAGCCTGCTTGCTTTGGCTGTAGAGTGAAGGGAATGGCTGCTCTTGTTCACTGTTGATGTTCTTTTCAGCGATTGCAGCCCCGACTTTCATATTTTTCTTAACCTCGGGGATATAATTACGTGTTTCCGCTGGCATATTCCTTATGCCTCTTGCTTGCAATTTCCCGATACCCCAGTTATAAGCTGCCAGCATTCCATCTGTATTGCCGGTTTGCTGACGTAGCCAGCTGAGATATTTAGCAGCCGCCTCAGCAGATTTGTAAGGGTCAAAAACATCATTACCTATCAATCCCTGTTCTTTGGCGGTATCGGGCATAAACTGGAACATTCCCAGAGCTTGTTTCCCTGATTCTGTTACTGGTCCAATCGCGTTGGGATTACCTGACGATTCAGTCATCGCAATACCATGTAACAGCCCGGGTTCGTGACCGTATTTCTTTTCTAGCATGGCAAAGTAATCAGACATTGATTCTAATAAGGCCGTGCCGATGCTGCCGTGCTTTTGGTAGGGGTTGGGGTAATGGGGCATTTCATACTTTGGCAATGCCGGGATTTTATTAGCGGCTGTTTTCGCTTCATGGGCTTTTTTCTGCTTTTCCCATGACTCACCATATCTATCATTCAGTTTCTTTTGCAACTCTTCATCCGGTTTTCCCCGTAAAAGACGAAACTCCTCCATAAAGGTTAATTGGCTGGTGAATTCCTTGTCGCTGACTGCCCACTTCCTGATATCCTCTTCTTTGTTTCCATGATAGAAACTGTCGGCGGTATCGTTTTCGCGCATCCTGATATCTTTAATGGTTTGCCACGCAGGGTTTTTTTTTGCTTCTTCGCCTTTGTCCAAAAGCCATGTAGCAGTATCTATCTTCGTTCGGTTCCACATCCCAGAAAATCTTGCGGCACTCTCATTGGCTTCGGTATTGAAGTCAGTGAGTTTTTGATTTTCTTCTTCGGTTATGGTTTGACCGTACTTTTTCGCTTTATCCAGCCGCTCCTGTATTTTACCTTCTCTGAGTAAGGTCAAAATCTCGGGGGTTAACCCCAATTTCACTATCAGTCTTTTCTCGGTTTCAGAAGGAATATTTTTATTTTTAAATGCCTCTTCCAGTTCCAATAGTGTTGGAATAACATCCGCAGAACCATCTTTGGTTGTGTGAATTTTAACACCTGCTTTATCCAGTTCTGCACGCGCCGAACCATTTTCACCACGTTCTGCTGCATTAAAAACGTCAAACAAATTTTGAACGGATTTTTTGGCATCATCAGCATCGGCACCAATTTGGACTAATGCGCCTGTCAACTTAGAGGTGTCTTCAATGGACATGGCGGTATCTTTAGATAGCGTATCAAGATTGTTAGCCTCTCTCCCCATCTCCCTGAGCGTCTTATATCCCGCTGTCAGACCGCCAATGATTCCCCCGACACCACCAAACAACCCCATTGTTGATGTCATACCACTGTACTTGGTAAACAGTTCACCAAAATTTTTCAGTGGCGGGATCATGTCACCGATGTTTTGCACGTTATCTTTAGCTGATTGAGACATATCCCGTAATTTATTGCCTAATGCTCCTGTGTTTTCCAGCGTTTCACTGCCGCCAAATCGCAGTCCTTCCCGCGTAGAGTTTAATACAGGCTGCAACCCCTTAAGCCTAGCTTCAATCTCTGCCAGCGCTTTTGTGGCGTTATCATCCGCGTGTAACTCAAAGTCAAATGCATTACCCATTACCCGACCTCGCTTGATTGATCCGTTCTGCCTGTTCACCCCACCAATTTAGCCGCGACCGACTCAGGAGCCACGCGTCTTGTGGCCCCCAGCGGTAAAAATAGGTCACTTCCGCCGCTAATCGCTGCCATTGTTGGAGGGTGTGTAGGCCAAAAAAGCGGTTAAGAACGCCTCACATTGACGGAAATCAGATATTGCCATTTTTTTCAGGACGGTTTCCGGTACTGATGAAACTAAGGCGATTAACAGCCTCATGGCAGCCAATGGATTGGATTTTTTATCCATTTCATAAAACTGCTCAACCTCAATCAGGCAGGGTTCGCGCAAATGAATTTCTGGGTAAACTTCTTTGCCGCCGTTACTTTCAATCGGCTTGCTTAACTGAATAACTTTAGTTTTTTCCATGATTGCCTCTTAATTTTCTGTTACCGAAATGCCTTCCCAACGGACTTCGAACTCCGCATCTTCGCTGCGCACTTCCTGCGTGTTTACGGTCCACATGCCTTCACCAATAATG